TTTAATACTCTATCAGAGATACCAAAACTACTACCACTACCCCATCCTCGACCTTGACTGAGAACTACAGGTTGTTCTTGAGAAAGAGCTACTAAATCGAGATAAGCATTAAGAGCACTTTGTTCTCTACCAGTACTAAGACCAGCTTGGCTAAGAAGTGCATCAATATCTTGCCCACGTTGTTCTAACATAGTTTGCTGTTGTGGCTGAACTACTTGAGCAGCTAAATTCGTTAAACCTGTCGCTCTACCTTGTCCCATTTGAACTAAAGCTGGAGCTACTGCTTGTAATATTGATGATTCAGTTGGTTTTAATCCTCTTACAGATGTATCACCAAGAACTTTATCTCGAGTCAATTGCAATAATTGCTGTTGAGCTTTATTTATTTCTAAATTAGACAACGGGTTCATTATTGCTTCTTTGGTTGTATCAAAGAAAGCACTCGCATCTATTGGATTTACAACTTGATCGGGAAGTTCAAAGGGAACAGGTTCGCCAATTGCTTCTGCTCTTGGTTCAACTTGTCCCATATATGCTTTACTTTGTGCAGTATTTGGGTCAAATCGAGACAAACTCTGAGTTTGAGTTTGACCTTGTCTGGACCCCCCCATACTAACCATAATGTATCTCCTTTTGAAAACTTAATTTTTTCGTTTTATATCCTAAAAGATTCCATCGCTTAATTAATTTAGGATCATAAACAGTATCAAAAGAAATGAAATTAACACCTCGTTCTTTCATCCATTGATATGCTCGATCAATTAATTTCTTACCTAGTAAAAAAGCTCGAAACTTAGGATGAACATAAATATTTTCACAATAACCAGTTAATAATGATGTATAGGGATAAACTTGTAATTCTACCATGACGAAACCAATGGGTCGGTAATCTGATTCAAGAATAAAAACATCACTATTCGGTCCTAAAGCTTTTGTTAATAATTGAACTGAGAATGTTTCAACAATTTTCTCTGTAATTTGAATGGGAAAAGCTTTTGTTTCTTCTAATAAATCTCTCCACATTCTTCCAACAATAAAACATTCCTCTGATTTTATAAACCTTATTACGGTTTCGGGTACTTCTTTTTTACCTTTGTGATTGCTTTTTGCCATGTTTTAGTCCCTTCTTCTAAATCATGATATTGCATATCTAACTGTTCTTCTATTGCTGGATATTCTTTTTTTCGATCTTTCTTATATTGAATAGTTTTTAAATATACTTCATATTCAATAATATATTTTGAAATTTCTTTTTCTGTTGGTTCTGGACCCGGTTCAAATACAATTATTTTATTCGCTGTTGTTGCTAAATTATGGGTCGGAAATTTCCAATGTAAAGCTGTTGCTGTTAATTTATGAGGCATTATACTTCCTTAAGTTGAATATTCAATAACAGTTAAGCATGAACCAGCAGAACCACCAAATGTTCTTCCACCATCACCATTTACATAAATAGTTCCATCTTCTCCAGTAACACCTAATTGGAAAGTAATTTCTGATGTTCCAGGTGATGCCATATCATGTTGTAAAGAAATATGAGAATAATGTCCATCTATACTCTCATCCTGTACTGCAATAGCAGGTCCAGAATCCTGATGAAGTGTAAAATAAATTAAAGATCCTCCACCAGTAGAATTTACCAGAACAGATGCAAGAATTAATAATCTATTAGATGCAGATGTTGGTGTAATTGTTCGATCTAAATTAGATCTATGTTGAACTTCTGCAAATTGAGGAATTGAATCATCTGGAACGATTGGTGAAGGAGAAGCACTTGAATACTCTCCAGTTCTTGTACTTACAATTTGAGCTACAACACCAGCAGTATTTTGAGCTACCCAACTAAGTTGACCGGACCCGTTAGTTTTAAGAACATAATTTGCAGTTCCATCAGCTTGAGGCCATTTTTGCCCATCTAAAATAATATCTCCAGAACCATCTGGAGTTATCGCAATTTCTCCATTAGAAGCACTAACAATATCTTTCCCATTTACATCTAGATCTCCGCCAAGTTGGGGAGTTAGGTCATTAACTAGCTCAATTGAAGATGATCCAGCTAATAAATGCCAATTAGATCCATCACATACTAAAACATTAGAATTATTTTGTGTTAAAGTTGTAGTAGTAGACCCTGCTATAGTTTCACTAGAATTAGCATCAATTGTTAATGTATTAGACCCTGTATTCGTAAAAGCATAAACAGCTCCATCTCCAGCAGTAGCTGCTGCTAATAATGTAATGGTTTTATCTCCACCTGACGTATCAACTCGGAAAGCACCCCAATTATCACCAGCAACAGTAGTATAATCAGCACTTTTAGTCACTAAATGGAAATGTTTCCCATTTGTCTGATGTTCAACTTGAAGGAAAGTTTTAACATCAGTTTTAGTCCCAGCAGGATCAATCCCTAACTCAGTTTCAATCGCAACAATTGCATTAGCCAAATCGTTAGGAACAGCAGCTCTTGCTTTGGTTTTTCCAGATGCTGGACTATCAACCTCAACTGTACTATTTGTATCTAATGCTCCAGGATATCCTGTTCCACTTCCTGCTCCAAGTTCAGCCATTAATCAAATCCTATATTTTGTGGTATGGTTTTTAAATTAGCACTATATATTTCAAGAGTATCAGAAGTAATACCATGAGATATTTTTAAAGCACACCGTCTTAACAAAGAAGTCCCGCCTCCTGTTTTACCTATATTTAATTTTTTTCGTTCAATTCCCCCACTAGCTCCCCAATATGCTTCTCCCCAGTAAAAATCGTCCCAATATGTCCCTCCATCCCCCAATACTATTGTATCTCCAGTTTTTACAGCTCCCATAATATCATGAAATTCTATATTAAGTGTACCAGATGTGTCCAATAATTCAAGTTCTAACATATGAATGGCATCTTTTAGGTTAGGATCACCTAATTGATGGTAAAAAGATTGCCAAAACATGGGAATTTCAGTACCAACATCATTAAAATCACTTTCCGAGTCAAGTGTGTAAACAAAAGAACCTACTAAGGGATCGGATTCTCCACCCATTAATTCACTTAAATCTCCGGGACCATTTTGAGTAGCAAAGACAGAAATAGATTGTCCTGTCATTGGTCCGTACCATGGACCAAAAAGACCATTTTCATCTTGTTTCAAATGTGTAATGTCTAACCAAAATTGACGATTATTTACTGTTTGTCCATCTCCTGCAAAACTTAATTTATAAAAACCATCATGATAAATAGCACATGCGTTCTCAATTTGTGCTGTTGGAATTTTTTCAATTCCATTATAAGCAGGATGCCTAGAAATTATTTTATGTCCAATAGGAACAGGAGTATTTGTTTTGAAAGGTAGTAAATAAACTTGGCGATCTCGACCAAGGTATATGGAACCAGCGGGAGTCCAACACATGGTCCAAGGGGCATTACATCCGATAGATGTAGCAAGGGACTCCACCCGATAATTTCCAGTCGTGGATGGGGTTCGCAAATCTGTACCAGAAAACAAATGCATACCATTTGCACCTGCTAATAAAACTTTAGCTTCAACTCCTTGATTTGAATTATTATCGGTATGTAAAATCATACCATATAATTTAGAATCAGGTTTTACTCCGCAAGCTGAAATTGTTTCCCATGTTCCAGTGTCATCAAATGATGCAGAC